AATTATTGCATGTTCCCCTTGTGAAACAGATGTGGAGAAATTGTGAAACAGCAAATCGTTATGAATGAACTAAGACATTGGAGGGCATACTATAACTAGCGAGCGGGAGGGGTGTACATCCGGTGCACCGGCCGCAAGACAGAAAGGATAAAAAAATGTTATTGATCAAGTGCCGCAGTTGTGCCGCTATCGCAAATTATGCCGACTGCGAGGGATGGGCGCGAGTCCAATACCGAGGAGTCGGTAAGGAAATCTGGTGCGAAGACGCACCGGGTTATCTATGCCCTGATTGCTTTGCTCGCGGGCTTCGCCGCGCTCAAAGCGACGAAGACGAGATGAAAAGGCAATACTCTCGTTCGTGAGCAACCCTCACGGCAGCTCGTGCCCTTGCGAGCTGCCGCACATAGCGGCTGTGTTCACAGCCTCTATGTGCGGCAATCCGGCCGCAAAACAGAAAGGATAAAAAAATGTTATTGATCAAGTGCCATAATTGTTCTGTAACTGCATCTTATGCAACCTGTAAAGGTTGGTACATGGGTGAGGGAAAACAGGCGTGGTGCTGGGGTAGACTAGGGTTTCTATGCCCCGATTGTTTTGCGCGCGAGTTGCGTCGCGCTCAAAGCGACGCGGTACCCTTATGCGGAGGTTATAACTCATGAATAATTTAAAACTTGATGCAGCGGAATACGCATTTCTCCGCCGCTGTCCTCACTACTCCCTCGAGGTAAACGCTGCTCGCTATGAGCAGCTGTCTACCCGCAAGCAAAAGCAGGTAGATACGCTTGTTCGTATGCGCGCATACCCGCTCGACGCTGCCCTATGGTGTGCCGAACAAGGGTGCGCCTATGAACATATTGTGGACGGCTATGTTTTCCCTGCCGTCGGCATGACGTACGCCGAAGCCCAAAAGCAAGCCCAGCGCATGAACAACCGAGATACACTTATTTTCCATCTCGGTTTTGTTTTTGCGTGCGTGTTGCTGCTACTCTTGACTGCCCTACGATGATAACCGTTGATAAAACCTTTTACGATTATTATATCGTAGCCTACAGGGAAAAGCCCGACGGCTTTTCTCTCGAGCGTACCCTGCTAGCCGAGATAACTGTTTGCGCTCCCAACATGAGCGCCGTACAAGCCCGCAAGCTCATTGCGCGCGAGTGCGAGCTGCTCCCTAGTGATTGTGTTGAGGTTGTGAAACAGCACAAATATGTATTCTCCATGGATGCGGCTTTTTTTCGCGAGCACGCAACGCGCATCTACTAGCATGGTAATCACGGCTGCATAGGGCAGCCGTCCAAAAATTCCCAAAGAAAGGGGAGAATATGAATAGCGTTATCTTGGTTGGAAATCTTACCCGCGACGGTGAGAAGCGGGGCAAGAAAGACTCGCCTGTACTCGCTTTTGGCGTGGCGGTTAACAATCGCCAAAAGCAAGGCGACGAGTGGGTAGACGTGCCTTGCTTTGTTGACTGTGTCGTTTTTGGCAAGCGTGCAACCGTGCTTGCGCAATACCTCACAAAGGGTAAGAAGGTGGCCATATCCGGCCATCTCTCTTACTCCACGTGGGATAAGGACGGCCAAAAGCATAGCAAGCTTGAGCTTGTGTGTGATGTTATCGAGCTTTTGGGCGGCAAACCCAAAAGCGGCGATGAGTGGTAAACATGAGTGACCACTCTAGATATGGTGTGTGGTATAACCTTTCAACATCCCCCTATACCGCCGAAACCGATAATTTTATATTTTCGTTTTCGACTATAGGTCACAAAGAGCGCTTTGAACAGGAGTTCAAAAAGCGCGAGGAGTGGCTTAGCGACTCACTTTCCCGCCGCTTTAAAGTAATTTTCGATGCGAACGTTCTTTCGCATTTTCAACTCTACGAGCAGCTCGAAAAGCGTGGTTGCTATGTTGTCTCAAGGGCAACTGGCCGAGCCATAACCGATTTGTCAAGCCTCAACTTTACAGCCATACCAAAGTTGAGGGTTTAACACTATGCCCGAGGTAGGCTTAACGCGCCGGTAGACTCGCAACGCCGGTAATGGAGTATTGATATGATACGCTGGACAAAAGCTCAAAAGGCGCGTTTGAATAGCGCCGTTAGGTCATTTAATGCGCAGCTCCGCCGTGCTCAAAACATGCCTAATGCGGCTGTCGAGCACATGCCCACACTTGTATCATATCAAGAATTGCGCAAAAAGATTACAACAGGAAAACAACTTAATGTAATAGTTAATTCCCTTTTGCGTGCCCGCAAAATGCGCACTAAGGGGACAGAACCTTTTGCAATGCGCATGACAAAAAGCGGCGCAAAAACGACAAATTGGCAATACCGCGAAGCAGTCATAGCGCATAACGTACGAGAAGCAGCTAAAACCCGCGAGCGCCGCCGTCGCGGTTGGGAGGATGCAGAAGGTAACCTCGAAAAAGGCCACAAAGGCGAAGCCAAGTTTGAATCCCTTTTACCATCTGAGCTAACGCCCGAGGACTACACAGAACGTGGTATAGATACCATACGCCGCCGCATGTATCAAGCGGCTGGACGCGATGTTAAAAGTCGTGCTCGAGCTTGGGCATCAAACTATATGAGGTCGTTAAGGGCTAACTCTCTTGATATAACCAATGAAGAATTATATGAATCCATAGAGGGAATGGTTAACTATATTTCACGGCATTATGCGAACCGCATAAACGATATACTCTTAGCTTATGAAGAACTAGAAATAGACTATAACTATGTAGAAACTACCGAAGAGTTTACCCAACGCTTTACCCGTATCTTGAATACGTGGCAGCAAGTAGCTCAAAAACTCGATAAAAATGAATCTCTTTTCGAGTCATAATGAACAAGTCTACACTTTGGTCATGTGACTTTGAAACAACGACAAACCCCGACGATTGTCGTGTATGGGCATGGGCAGCGGTCAATATCGAAGCGCTTAACGAACCATTATATGGCAATTCGATTGAATCATTTATGCTATGGCTATCAAACTTGAAACAAGGTAAGGTTTGGTTTCACAACGCCAAATTTGACTGTGAGTTTATAATGTGGTGGCTGCTCACAAATGGCTTTGAACATGTAAGCGACAAAGTAGAATTAGCACCAGATACTTTTACAACACTCATCGCAGGTACAGGTCAATTTTACTCAATGACTATACAATTCTCAAACGGAACAGTAATTGAAATACGCGACTCCTTAAAAGTCATTCCCCTAAAAGTCGAAAAGATACCAAAAGCATTTGGTTTAAAGTCTGATGCAAAGCTAGACTTAGATTACAAAGCCGACCGCCCTATTGGCCACGAACTCACCCAACACGAGAAAGAATATATCCGCGAGGATGTTATGATTGTTGCAAAAGCCCTATCTATCATGTTTGCCGAAGGCCAAACAAAACTAACGGCAGCGGCAAATTCCCTAGCAGCTTATAAAAAGTCTATAGGAGGGCAAAAGCGCTTTGATAAATTATTCCCCGAGTGTGATTACGACAACGAAATTAGGCGTGGTTATCGTGGTGGTTTTTGTTATGTTAATCCAAAATTCAAAGGGCGCAATTTAGGCGCTGGCCTTGTTTATGATGTTAACTCACTCTACCCGTCCGTTATGGCATCTACCGATGGGCAACTATTGCCTTATGGTGACCCAAAATATTTTATTGGTAAACCGAACCCTAGTGTAGATTATCCCTTATGGATAGTCTTAGTGGATATAGATTGTTCAATTAAAAAAGACCATATACCTTGCATACAAGTAAAAGAGGGCATGTATGCAGACCGCTTTTGTAGTACAGATTTTGTTGAGGATACCAAGGGCATTATCTCACGTGTTATCACAAGCGTCGATTTTGAGCTAATCGAAAAGCAATATAATATAAACTATATTGAATATCATTATGGCTATGCATTTCATGGTTCACGTACGTTAGTTAAAGCATTTATTGAGGAAAATATGGCTATCAAGGCTCAAGCCCGAAGAGAAGGTAATGAAGGACGCGCACAAATTGCTAAACTAAAAATGAATTCTCTTTATGGCAAATTTGGCACAAACCCTACGGTAACTAGTAAAATTCCTGTTATTAGCGAAAACGACACTTTAACATATGAAGAGGACGATCCGGAAGAGCGCGGCGGCATCTACTTACCCTTTGCTATGTTTGTTACGTCGTGGGCACGATTAAAAACTATATGTGCTGCTCAAGCAAACTATGACCGTTTTATATATGCCGATACAGACTCTATTCACCTGTTAGGCATCGAACCGGCAAAAGATATTGAAGTAGACGATGTGGAGATAGGTAAATGGGCGCTTGAAACAATATTTGATAGCTGTAAATATTTACGCCCAAAGACATATATTGACGTTGTTGGTGAACGGCTGCATATACACGTAGCAGGTTTGCCCGAGCGTTGTTTTAATTATGACTCTCAATTTCCCGAAGAAGCCAAACAAGCACCAAAAGATTGTGAAACCCATGTGAATATCGACAATTTCACAATTGGTGCAAAATATTGGGGTAAGCTTACACCTAAGCACGTTAAAGGTGGAGTAGTATTAGTAGATTCATTTTTTACTGTAAGGGAGTAAACATGTACGATGACGAACTAAAGAAAATTGCAACAACCGAGGATGCAGACGAGCGCCTAAAGCTTGCTGGCGAGCTTGCGGGTAGCCTGACTGGCGCAATTGATGTGAATGAGCTTAACGCTCTTAACAAGCAAATTGATGATTTAAAATCTCAAGTTGACAACGCTAATAAAGAACGCGACAATATTAAACAAAAATATATTGACGCATTCTTTTCGGGAGCACTCAAACAACCAGCACAAAAGGAGCCGGAGCCAAAGCAAGAAGTTGCAAAAGTTGTGACACTTGATTCGATTTTAAATGCTACGCCAAAAGCAGAAAAGGAGTAAAAATGGCAACAAAACCATCAAAAGCACAAGCAGCTAATGCGTCTACCACTCTAAGTGGTGAAGATGTAGCTGTTTTGCTTGCAAACGAAAGCACTACACTTGCAAGCGACATGACCGACGCTGGAATTACCGTTGCGTCTACGAGTGATGACGGCACAACTAGTTATTCCCTCGCCGAAAATGCGAGTATTGCGTCGCTTGGAAAACTATTCTTTTCCTACGACCCAAACAATAACCCTTTCACCAACACCATGAACATGGTAGGCTTGCAAATCGCATGGTTTAGGTCTTATAACAACAATTGGGCAAAACTCAAGCGCGGTAGACTCGATATGGGCGAGTCTGTGCAAGAACTCGTTAACGACTTGCCTGACCCTCACCGTTTCTCGCCTGCGGTTGCCGAGTCGCAAGTATTTAGGCGTGAGTTGCCTAAAATTTACCAAAGTTTTCACATAGTCAACATGCAGCGCTTTTATAAGCAAACGCTTTCACAAGCCGAAGCAACGCTTGCCTTTAAGTCGTGGGACGCATTTGGTCGCTTGTTTGACAATATCGTAAGCGCGATGGCTACGGCTATGGAAGCCGACGACAAAATGCTTATGCGCTACCAAATTGCGGTAGCGGCGCTCAATGGAGCACTTACACCCGTTACCGTGCCAGTTATCACGTCGGATACTGCGGCCGATGTGCTCGAGACATTGCGCACGCTATCGGATGACTTTGAGGAGGAGGACATTACCTTTACGGCTGCTGGTAATAATTCCAACACGCCAAAGGCTAACCAAATTCTTATTCAGACAAATGCAATGAAAAATAAGTTGGGTGTGCAAGGTCTGGCAGATATGTACAATATCTCATATGCAGACTGGAAGCAGGGCGAGGTTACGTGCAAGTCGTTTACGCAATTTAACTGGGAACGTATGGAAGCACTATTTACCGACCCTGAAACCGGTATTGTGGATGCTGGTTATCACAAGTTTACCGATGATGAGATGAACCGCCTTGATTCTATCGTTGGCGTTCTTATCGATGATATGTGGTTTGCAGATTATGAGCGCGACTTTGAGGTAAACCAAATTTACAACCCACAAGGCCGCTATTGGAACCGCTTTATGCACAAGTGGGACATTTACTCGTTCTCACCTTTTGCGCAAGCAGCGGTTATTGTTACAACTGATCCGAGCATTACAAAGGTTGAGATTAGCCCATCGGCCGTAACCGTTAAAGCAGGTTCTACTACCCAACTATCCGCGAGCGTTACCGGCACCGGCATTTATTCAAGCGCCGTCACTTGGTCGCTTGAGGGTGCCGAAGCATCTGGTACCGTTATTGGCTATGATGGTAAGCTTGTTATTGCAGGTAATGAGTCCGCATCCGAGATTACCGTTACCGCAACATCGGTTTATGACGATTCTGTGATTGGTACGGCTACGGTAACAATCGGCTAGTTTATGCTATAATAAACACGGTTTAGAGGAATGACCGTCCTTTCTGTTCTTTGGGCGCCCTATTTATGAGGTGGGGCGCCCTTATTTTAAGGAGCCAAAAATGGCAATTGCGCCACAATCTATATGTTATTTATGTACCGTGCCTTGGGATAGTTCATATACTAATTTCCGACTTTATGCTAATAAAACAACACAAGCAGACGAAATAATAAAGTTAAGCAAAAATGACTTTGCACGTGACAATTATGTATTTATTAGGCCATACGGTAATCATATTCGCGTACCCTTTAGAAGCGATTATTTACAAATAAATGGTATCAACTATCTAATGTTTCGTAACGGAGATAGCGATAAATGGTGGTATTGCTTTGTCAATCAAATAGTTTATATAAATGACGATGTAAGCGACTTAGTTTTTACCGTTGATGTTTTACAGTCATGGTGGTTTGATGTATCGCCGCGCCCGTGCTTTGTGGAGCGTGAACACACACAAGATGATACCCTAGGCAACAATTTACTAGATGAGCCACTAAGCACGGGTGATTACATTGTCAATGGAACAAAGACAACCGACGATTTAAAAGAATATGTGGCCGTAGTTGTTAGTGCGATGTATGCACAATCTGGAGATATTGTTGGGCATAATGCACAGGGCGGGTGGATAGATACGGCATATAGTGGCGCTGGCGTTTTTATTTTTGATTTATCAAACGAAACGCCCGAAAATGATAAGTCATTGCGCAACTGGCTTAGAGATTTGAGCACTGTAGGAGCTGGTAATGCTGTATCAAGTATTTATCTTTATCCTAAAGACTTTTTAGCATCAAATACGCCTTTTGGTGAAAATATCTTTGGCAGCGCCGGTAATTATCAATCTCAATATATGCCATCAACAAGCGAGTTTTATTCCTATTTTGATGCTAACTTAGATGGATACAAGCCCCGCAACATGAAGCTATATACATATCCCTTTAACTTTATGCGCGTATCAAATAATAATGGCTCATATAAAGATTATCCATTTGAATATTTTGAGCACTCACAAGCCGGACTACTTGACTTTAATTTTCAATTACGTGGCGCTATGAGTCCCTCGGGTGATATTTTATGCATCCCTAAAAATTACAATGGGCAAGAATATAATATGCAAGAATATTTAAACATGGGCGGATACGCTCAGGTGCCGTGGACTTATGACGGCTATGCTAACTGGTTGGCTCAAAATGCCGGTTCCATGCTTGCAACTCTTGGTGCGGCCGCTATATCGGCATACGTTCCTGCTATGACCGCTTCGATGTGGGTACCATATAGAGCTCAAAAGACTGGCGTTTCGGGCACTTTAGGCGCTTTTACTGGTAATTTGGCGAGAAATGGTAGTACTGCTGCCACTAATGATATGTATACATATTGGGCTAGACGTGAATATGATATGCCCGCACATTTAAATATGAATAATAAAGATTTGCAAAAAGCAGAAAGTAAGACGGTCGGCGATTTTATCAATGCCACGCATCAACCCTCAACGGTTAAAGGCCAAAGCTCAAATAGTGCCTTGCAAGGTATCGGTTATGGCATTTTTACAATTATGCATATGTGTGTACGAAAAGATATTGCAGAACGTATTGATACATTCTTTGATGTTTATGGTTACAACACGCAAAAGACAAAATATCCAAACTTTAGCGGGCGCAAAAGTTGGAATTATGTAAAAACCCGCAATGCTTCATTTCAAGGCACATGCCCGCCCGATGTTCTTGCATCAATAAATGATATATTTAATAATGGGTGTACCCTATGGCATACAAATGACATAGGTAATTATTCTCTTGATAACTCGATTGAGGTGTAACAATGGCACAAAATAATATCAAAGCTGGCTTTGGTATACCGCCCTTTGGGCATGGCTGGGGCTTTAACACTGGCGGCTATAACTTGTCATTAAATGACCCCGACATGAATAATGATACTTTTTATGGCTATTTAACTGAGATTATGCAACTCTATATGAGTGCTATTACGTGGCAAGGTTTGCCTAAAGGCGTAAGCGCAAGGCAGCTTGAATACTGGCTTATGACTAATGGAGTGGTTGCCCTAGTTAAAGATGATACGTTAAAAGATATATCAAGCGACGCGCCCGAGGGATATGCTGTTTTGCAAGTCATGTTAACAGGTAGTTTTGATATATATGATTTACCCGATACACGTAACGCATATTCTGTGGTTAGTGCCGTTAATGGTATGGAGCTAACTAAAGATAATTCAATTCTTATTTGGGATACACTTTTGCGTGCCCCGACTTATCAAAAGTTAGTTCTTTTTGCTAAAAGGCTTGCAAATTGTGACCGCACCATAGATATAAATGTTGCTAATCAAAAGACCACAAAAATTATTCGCACAACGAAAAAACAAGCACTATCCCTTAAAAACGCACTCAACCAACAACAAGATAACCAAATTGTGCGTTGGGAGGATAGCTCTACCACTGGCGATGATACGACTGTGGAATATGACGCAACAGCTCCATATGTGGCAAGCGATATACAACTACTCAAGCGCCAAATTTGGAGTGAGCTTTTAACCTATTGTGGTATCAAAAACAACTATGGCGATAAGCGCGAGCGCCTAATTACTAGTGAGGTTGAGCAGGGCGCGGGAGATGTTATAGCGCATAAAAATTATCGCTTAAAGCCGAGACAAGACGCAGCCGATTTGGCAAATGAAATATGGAATTTAAATATCGAGGTTGGCTTTGCGGCGGATGACTATGAACACGAGCAGCAAGAAGAAGACCAAATAGCGTTGGCTGCTGGGAAGATTATGGAGAATAAAAAATGAGTAGTTACACGATGGAACTAGGTACCTTGCTACGTTGGTATCATGCTACCCCAAGCAATAGCTGGGAGGATGCATGGCCTTATGTTGGCCTTGCAAATTACCCTATATATCAAGAAACGCACCGTGCCGCGCTCAATGAGCGTATCTTGCGGCATTATTATTTTAATGAGATAGGATTAGAAACTCCACAATTGTTTGCCGCTTATCTTGACGGCGCAATGCAAGATATTATGCCCTATTACAATAAGTTATATTTATCGTCATTGATAGATATTAAATATCTTGTTGGCTCAACCCAAGTTGATGTAGAGTCAATCGCCCGCGATTTGAGCCGCGCGACTACAAAAGACCTAGACCGCACTGTAGCGCGTGCGCTCGAAAATGCCTATAAGCGTGACCAAGACCAAACAAGCACTAGTAGTGATAATTCGACAACTAATAGCAACTCTACGACAACCGTTAAAAACCTTGATACTCCGCAAAACCGCTTTGAGAATATCGAGGATGGTTATTTAACTAACGCATCAATTACTAGTAATAGCTCAACTGATAACACAAATAGCACAAGCAATGAAACTAATACAAACGACATTAGTGACACGTCAAACGAAAATGAAAATACAACAACAAATGAGGATACAAAAGGCACTCAAACCGACGATGAGGACACTAAGCGCAATTTAACAATTGAGAAAACAGACCCTGCTATGTATCGTCAACTTTTAACTATCGGTAGACAATTATTAGATATTGATGCTATGATTGTCGAAGATAATGCAATACGCACTTGTTTTATGAGTGTTTTGTGAGGTATCAATGAGTGACATAAATGTAAAAGTAGACCCGCTTGATTTGCCTTTTTATTCACCACAACAACCGACAACCTTTGACGGTGGTATGAAATATTATGAGCAATTGCTTTGTTTGAGGGCTTCATTTATTGAGCTTAAAAATGAAGTTAGCGGATTTAATGATAAACTAATTCAATTAGGCGAGGAATTTAGCAAAGAACTAGCGGATGCAGTAAATGAACTCAATTTAAAAATTCAAACTATCGAGGATAAGCTCTACTGGCTGGCTACTGGCGGCATGTATTATGATATTTCAAGCGGTTATTATCGCTCGAGCGTAGATACTGCCCGCCGCATGTGGCAATTTGATAACCCCCTTTGCTTGACGGTTGAGCAAATGGGTAAACACACGGCAGCCGAGATAGGTACTCAAACGTGCGGCCATATTGCTAACCAAGGTAAATATGTATTTGGTTATAGTCCCGACTTTAAGGTTGCCGAACAGCATGGATGGGCTTGCGCTAAATTTAATCCTAAAGATTATATCCGTCGAGATGAGCTTGAATATGTTGAGGTTGAGAATCTCGAGCAACATACTATTATGGGTATCAACGAAAAGAATGCTGCTACGGAAGCCCCGACATACCCGCAATATATCCGACAAGGTACCGTCGAGGATTTGGCCGGATTACAAATTTTATGGAATGAGCACATGGTAACAAAAGACTATGTTAAGGAGACTAAATAATGAAATATACAACTAATCTAAAACTCAATCTTTATGAAAGCGACGATAGCGCGCTTTTGACCGATGGTTACAACAATTCAATGTTACTTATTGATGCCGACGCAACACGCCACGAGTCGGACATTTCGACTTTGCAACAAACTGTTACAGCTTTGAGCGAAAAATATGAATCGCTCGAAAAGCGCGTGGCAGCACTCGAAGCTAAATAAGGAGTAGCTCTATGGCAGACCATGTAAGCGGCGCTACAACTAATTATGCGTTGCCTCAGTATGAAAATGGAGACTGGGCAGCGCTCATAACTGGCTACGATGTAGCAATGGATATAATCGACAAGTTAATTTTTGAAGCCAACACGCAAATAGACGCACTTAAAAAACGCATGACTAAATCCGAGGGTAGGCTCGATGACCACGACGAGGAAATTGCATCGCTTAAAAAGCGTTGCTATACGCTCGAGTTATGGGAAAGCGAAATGACCACATGGCAAACGACTATCAATAATTGGAAGTCGCAAACTGATACGAATATTAGTAATATGCAAACAACTATTACTAATAATTACAATAAGCTTGACAAGAAAATTGATAGTAGTGTTACCACGCTTGATAAAAAGATTGATGATAGCGTTACTAATATCAATCAAACTATTGCAAGTTTAACTAATACTGTCACGCAAGATAATACTAAGACTAATAAAACACTTGCTGCTATTGTTGCTAAGTTTTATGGTGGAGGTACTATCGCTAGCGATGGCTCTATTATGTGGGGCGATTCCAGCGTGGCGGCGCTTGGCAATATCAATATCTTTAGCGGGGATGACGGTTATATCCGCACAAGCTCTGGTACTGAGGTTAATGACCTTAAGGCGGTATAGCTATGGGTGAGCTTTTAACACAAGTTGTAACTAATGTAAGCCAAAGCTATAGTAACCCGCCAACCTGCTTTGCTTTACCGGGTGCCGGATCATATGTTCCTGTCTGGTGCGATGTTAACTTAGCTGTTACCGCTAGCGTTTACGACGATTATAGTGTTTATATTCGACTGGCTGGTAGCATCTATACCCCTAGCGTTGTACCAGAGACTTACCCGAGTTTATTTTGGGGAGCACCAACTAGTTGGCAATGGAATTATAGTAATGGTTTAAGTGGACCAACTGACGGAGCACAACTAGTTACTGGCAGGCCTGTTGCAAGCGGGAGCGCGTCACGTGTACCCCTCACGTGGGAGATTAGCAGCTCAGATGTTTATGTTGGGCAATTACAAAGCTTTGGTGCTAGCGCCACGAGTGGACAAGATGGCATTTTATACTTGAGCGGCACTGGAACGTACAGCGTAACAACCCCAATTTATCCCCAAGTAGTTGCAATTACGATACCTGGTCTTTTAGCGCCGATTAGTGATTATTACCCATGGTCGCGCTATTTGGACGGGGAATATAAAAGTTGTAACCGAAGCGGCGGGAGCTTTACTTGCTATGATGGTAGCGCATGGCAAGGTATAAAAAATAGTGACACGAGCGGTAATGCATGGTACTATAAAGACAGTACATGGGTTATTTGTCCAAAGATAGGAGTAGAATAATGGCAAATACAGTTACAGAAACAACTAACTATAAGCTTGACCTTTACACGAACACCGACGCGCCGGATTTGACCGCAGATTATGTTAGTGCGATGAACAAAATTGATACACAAATGAAAGTGAATGCTAATGCATCCGAGGTTGCCCAGACTGCTGCCGATGCCGCCGCAGCCGATGCCGAGCAGGCCTTGACTGCGGTAACGCAAGATGCAGGAGACGCTAACATTACTGCGCAGCAATTAGGCGCTGCTAAAGTTAACGCAAAAGGTTTTGTTTACGTCGAAACAAGTTAATTGCTAATGACAAAGTTATCTATTTGCGCTATCCTTTTGGGTAGCGCATTTATTTAAGGAGTTAACAAATGGCAAATACAACAGAAACAACTAGTAATTATGGATTACCACTTTACACTGATTCAGACGCTCCAGATTTGACGGTTGATTATGTCGAAGCAATGAATAAAATTGATTCACTAATAAAGTCAAATGCTAGTACAATTATTTTAACTGAGTATGAATTAAAGAATGGTGAGGACGTAAAGGTTGATGGGGAAACACTGGGCACAGGTGATGAAATTATTGCCCTTGTAAAGTTATATACACGAACCGATAGTGAAATAGTTAATGGTTTTTTCATAACATCCCATACAATAGAATATTCTGGTGATGGCTCAATTTTTTGGAGAGAAGACAACAGTGGTAATATTATAAATTATATGGCAGATGACTACTGCCCTCCGCTTTATGATACATACAATCCTTTTTCTTATCGATATTACATATATGAAGCGTCAATTGCTAACGGGGTGATAGCAATAACAGGTTATAATGAAATATCATATAATTTTGATATATTCGCTAGTGGTAGTATTTATTTACCGGCCAATATATGCTTGCCGTTTTCATATCAAAGGATGACTTAATGAATTACACAATCAACACTTACCCACGCACTACCACATACAACGTTCGTGCACGTGAAGAGGGTTATCCGATTCAATATATTGTAATTCATTATACTGCTGGCACTGGTAGTGCATATAATAATTGCAAATATTTTGATACTGCAAATAGAGATGCAAGCGCACATTATTTTGTTGATGATAGCTCTATTTGGGAATTTGCTAATCCTGATAATTATATTTGTTGGCATGTAGGAGACGGTAAAGGCAAATATGGGATTTATAACAGCAATTCGGTAGGAATTGAAATTGTAAACAACGGCGGTATGTTCACCACCGACGAAATTGCTAGGCTTTGTTATCTAGTGCCCCTGCTTATGAGCAAATATGGTATTGATAAAGACCATATTGTTAGGCATTATGACGCAAGTCATAAATGTTGTCCTGCTTACTATGCTAAAAATGAGGACGCATGGCAAAAGTTGAGGGATGCTATTTGCATGGGTGAGGACACAACCGAAACAAGTGCCGTTATTGATACTAAGAGTGGCGAGCTATGTTCCGAAGATGGTATTTTTGGAACTTATACTATCAACGCTTTGCTTAGTGTGCTTAAAGTTAACGGTTATAAGGTTACCGTTGATGGGGTCTTTGGAACATATGGCATTAAAGCATTGCAACAATATCTAGCCGCTAAAGGTTATGGTGGTTTTAATATTGATGGCAAGTTTGGCTCATATACCATTAAAGCTTTGCAAAGGTATTTAAAAGATTTAGGTTATACTAATCATAATATTGATGGCATATTTGGTGCATATACCATTACCGACTTGCAAAAAGCTTTAAATGATGGGAAGTTTTAATTATGGATATAATTCAACATGTTATTGCGGATAATATTGCAATTATTTGTGTTGCTCTAGCACTTATGGTTGTCGATATTTTGACCGGCTTGCTTAAAGCGTTTCAAAGTGGCAAGTATGATAGCTCACTCATGCGCGAAGGCTTATATCACAAAATTGCAAATATTTTGATTATTTTTGTTAGTGCAATTCTAGAAATTGCATTTAATATCCCAAATGTTACTTTCGATTTTTCTGTACCAATGCTCGGGGCAACATGCGTTTATATTATCTTCAATGAATTCTGTTCAATTGTTGAGAATTTAAGTGCAATAAACCCTGAGCTTGCTAGCTTAGTAGCAAAATGGCTTGACAAAGCAAAAAAGGACGCATAATATATTTGTAGCGGGGATATGCCCCCGCATAGGCACATTCTCCTTACAATAGTAGCTAAGGAACTCTCTCTTGCCTTGCTTTCCTAGCTACATGCCCTCGGCTATGCTACACCGAGGGCTTTCTTTTATTGCGGTATCCAGTCCGCAAGTTCTGTGCGGATTTCATAGTAGTCATATATAGTCTGTGGGTAGCCGCGCTCAAAATATAAAATATCTATAATGTGGCGTGCTTCTTTTTCCGTATCGAGCTGCATAATAAAATATGACTCGCCAAAGCGTACTCGCCACACTTGATATACAACTTCTACCTTAGGCATTGTATCTCCAAACGCTTGTCCATCCCGTATTACTATATGGGATTATTGCTATCTCATATCCGGACTGGTCACCCGTTACGCCACCGGTTATGCCGCCGAACTCGTTAGAACGAGCGCCAACACGCTGTTGCTGGCCTATATAAAGCTCTGTGTGGGAGCTTTTGAGTAAAATGTCCCCACGCTCAAGATTGCTAACGTCTGGCACACCTATATTAGACCATCCCGCATTTGCAAGAATAGACGGCATTGTATACGTAGTAAACGCACTATTGCCAACATTAAAACCTGCATTATTTAGACCATGCCAAATAAACGAGGAACAATCATAGTCTGGTCCATTGCGGTTTGTTTGGTCGTATCCGTGGCTAGAATCATTTGCAATATTTATGCACCACTGCACAAAGGTTTCAACGCCTGCATTTGTTGCTTGTGAGCCATTACCATTAGTCGGGTTAAAGGTACCGCTCGACGCATCCCCCGTAATGGTAACCCAATGTTGCGACTGGTTATAGTTATAGCTCATTTGCACAACGTCGGCATTTGCAGCCTTACGATAAAAGTAACGGTCATAAAAATAATACCATCCATCGCCGCCATCGGTTGCAAAATATTGTGCATCTTCACCATGGATATTTGCTGTAATTGTTATATAGCCTGCCATTATAAATAACACATCCTCATAATATCGAGAAACTTTGACCGAAGCTTGTTAGATTCATAATATACTAAGCCGGACTTATATGCATCAAGTAGCCGTTTAATAAATGGAGAGCGTGTGTGCTTGAATATCATAGTGTTAGGCTGTTGATCTTCGGTAGTCGCTGCGTATAGATTATGTTCAGTTTTTATGTAGTCTTCGCTAACGTAAAAGCAGCCATTACGGTAATCAACCCACACGCCAATGATAGAGTCATAATAAATGAAACCTAGATAATAATTACATGTTGCGCTTTTCTTCTTTATAAAAGCGTCATTTGAGCCTAGAGTTTTATTTTCAATTGCATATGAGCCATAGGCTGTATCTGCGATAAGTTGCCCGAAACGGGATTCTTTAACTTTTGATTGTAACTTTTTAGGGGCTACAGACTCCACTAGTACTTGCTTGTCGTTGCCATATAGCTTCCGTGTATTTACTGGCGGCGTTTCGCAAGAAAAGTAAGCAAAATAAGGGTTCACATCGGCTGTACTAGTATTATTGCCGAGGAAAAACCATGTTGTACGATTTTGATAACGGTCAATTGTGATATGCAAGTCTAACATCACCTCGCATTCACCTTTGAGGTAGGGATTCTTGCCTTTTGTGATGATAAACTCTTCAAATATTACCGTATGCACAAATGGATAAGGGAAAGACTTTAAACTATAAGCTTTGGTAAGTGCTATAGCACAACCCATCTCTTCACCGTCGCACAAAAGCACGTCGTTCTTTGCTTCGAGCTTATGAGACGGGAACTCTTTAGCTATATCGTTAAAAAGCTTACCCGTACCCTTAGCAGAGTGCGTTAAGTTGTCTAGTTCAGACTCGTAGCGACGCACATATATAAATTGCCACGGATGGTCTGTTCCGCGATTATCTAGCCACTTCTTGACGCAATAACACAGAGACGTATACGTTTTACCGGTACCACGAGCACCGATAATAAAGTTAAATATCGCGTTGTATGAGCGCGTCTTTTGTAAGTTCCAATATGTCCCGTCTGTAATCATAGTTTCATAATAATTGACCCGCTTTCGCGGGTCGTAGTTTGTGGCATCTTACCATAAAATACACATAACGTCCCCGCTAATACGATAGACAAGCCCGTTTCACCGGTGGATTCTTGCCTAGCGCGTATCTCATAGGGCAAGTGCCTAGTTGTTAGTATACCACTTACCACAAAGATGATATGAAACACCATGCAAATACACAGTTGTCTCTACATCTGACTCGGCTAGCATATATACAACCACAGCACCGGTTGTCTCAAACTTAACCCAAGTGGACACAGGATAATCGCTATTTTGCCCCTTGTGGAGCACAAAAATAGGCAAAATCACGGTTTGAGACGGTATACAGTCCTCTGGTAGCGTAGCGATTTTTTGTTCGCCGTATTCGCTTGTGGTTAGCTTAAAATCACCACAAATCTGCACATCGTTTGTTTTGGTAAGCATAAGGGTGGAGTTGTCTACACTCACGGATTCCTCGGGCTTGATAGAGTACTTGCCGCGCCATAGTGGATAGGCAAAGTAGCTATCGCCGGTGTCAACTTCATTCGCCATCTTGTAACCTGCTTTCTATTTGTGTGATCAACTCTTTGGCTGCTATCTTAGCTTCCATATAGGCTTCAAACCTACCAGAACACCATGTAGCCATTTTGTCGTTATGTTCATCTTTGTAGCGCATGGATTCTCGCCACCATGCATTTTCACAGTTGGCAAATTGACCCTTGAGTTGGGTTAGCTTAAAGAGTATGTCTTTGGTGTCCATAGGTATCCATTCGTCATAATAAGTATAAGGTTGCGCTTTCTGTTACACAAAATCTTCATTGTGTTTATTTTG